TGACGAGTTCGCTTTCATCCCGAATCACATTGCTGACGACTTCTTTGCCTCTGTTTATCCTACTATTACGTCTGGACAAAGTACTAAAGTAATTATCGTTTCTACTCCAAGGGGTATGAATCACTTCTATCGTATGTGGCACGATAGTGAAAGGGGTAAAAGTGAATATGTTCCTACTGATGTTCATTGGAGTGAAGTTCCTGGTAGGGATGCTGTTTGGAAAGAGCAAACAATTGCAAACACATCAGAACAACAATTTAAAATTGAGTTTGAGTGTGAATTCTTAGGATCTGTTAATACTCTCATTAGTGCGACAAAACTTAAAAATCTTGTATTTGAACCACCAATCAAAAAGAATGCTGGATTAGATATCTATGAAGAACCAAAGAAAGAGCATAATTATATAATCACTGTTGACGTTGCAAGAGGACTAGGAAATGACTATTCTGCATTCATTGTTTTTGATACTACAGAGTTTCCATATAGGGTGGTTGCCAAATATAGGAATAATGAAGTTAAACCAATGTTATTCCCTAATATTATACTTGACGTTGCAAAAGGATATAATCAAGCATACTTATTAATAGAAGTTAATGATATAGGAGATCAAGTAGCAAGTATTCTTCAGTATGATCTTGAGTATGAAAATCTCTTAATGGCTTCTATGAGAGGGAGAAATGGTCAGATAGTAGGACAAGGATTCTCTGGTAAGAAAACTCAACTTGGTGTAAGAACTACAGCAGCAGTTAAAAAGTTGGGATGCTCCAATCTTAAGACAATGATGGAGGATGATAAACTTTTAACTTGTGATTATGATATTATTTCAGAACTAACAACATTTGCACAGAAGCATAATTCATTTGAGGCAGAAGAGGGATGTAATGATGATCTAGCAATGTGTCTT